TTGAATTTCTGGTTTGAATTCTTTAAATATTAAATTGTTATGTGGATGATGTTCTAAAAATTCTTGCAAGTTTCTTTTTTGCTTAGGTACATGTAAATGACCTTTTTCAAATATGATATGTTTTAATGTAGCTGAACCATTTTGTTCATCTACAAAAATACTTTTTTGATTTGTTGCATAACGTAGTTCTCTTTCATACCCTAATTCTGGATCAAACCAGACTAAAGCAAATCTCCTAGAATGTCTAGAAGGTAAACTATACGTTAAAGGTTGTTTATTTTGTAAAAGATAATAATTTCTATCTTTATATACCCAATTGTCTACCTGTGTGGTAGGTTCTTTTAATTCTTCCATAATATAATATAATATAATAAATAAAAAAGACCCCACCGAAGTGGGATCTTGTTATAGTTTATGTTACCCAACTAGGGGTAACTGATTCTACTACCATGTCTGGTTCTAATTGTACTATTGCTGCTCTACCGGTTTCACCAGTAATTTGAATTGCATTATTAAATGCATTTCGTGCAACTGTAGCACTAGTCCAATCCATATCTGTAGTTCCATCTGCAGCTTCAGCAAATTGACAAGTAAGAGTTAAAATCCCACCTGTTGCATCACCTACACCATAGGTTACAACTACTTCATCTAAAACAGGACCAGCTCCCATTCCTATATGAACTATATTGTCAGCTGGAATTAAATCTACTTCTCCAGCTGTAAATTTTGCTAAACTTATATATCCCATAATTTCTATCTTTTAAGTGTTAATAAATTAAGCTCCTTTGAACAATACAAAATTGTTCGCAGCTTGTGTTACTAAACATCTTTCAGATAAGAAACTTACGGTCATTGCGTCTAACGTGTCAGTATATGCTCCACCAACAGATCCTGTGATCCATGATTTCATTCTTCGATCTTCAGTTTCAGAAGCTCTATATCTTACGTGTAAGAAAGGTCTTCTAATATTAGATCCAAGCATTTGATCATACACAGTAGAAGTTCCGGCTGGAACTAAAACACCATCTATCTCTTTAGATAAACCACGAGTGGAAGCATCATTAAGATATTTCCAATCAGTTTTATAGAAGTCATAAGAACCTCTTCTAAAACCATTAAATCCAAAGTTTAATGCCATTTCTGCTTCATTCTCAAATAATCCATAAGATGCTGCTTGAGGAGATGCATACGATCCGTTCATAGCCGCAACCATATCATCAAAGTCAAGAGCTGTTTGTCTACTTAAGAAAAGCATATTTTCTTCAATAGCCCCCTGCTTATCTAGATTTTTAAGGATTTCATCAAAATCTCCCATTGCACTAGAACCAGGTCCAGCTGCACCAGCAAATCCAGAATATACATTACCTCTATCTTCAATAGCTGCAAATAAACCTTGAGTACCTTTAACGTGTATTCCGGTTACACCACCTTGTGGAGTAGCAGTTGTAGGATAAAGAGCACCATAAGCATATTCATCATCAGGAGCACCAATACCGGTTCCATCATATAAGACACCTTCAACCATAGACATTTCTAAATAGTCTTCAAACCTTAATCTTGTTTCAGATTCAGATTTTAAATACCATAAATATCCATCTTGACCAGATTCTGTTGATACTTCAACCCAACCAATTTGAGCAGTATCAGATCCATTAATTTGAAAAGAATCTTTAATGATAATTGGAGAGTTGTGATATTGAGTTAATTGTGGCTCAATAGACGCATCCATTCCAATTGTTCCTTTTGCAAATTCAGAACCATATACGAATAAATTACAAGGTCCAGCTAATATCGCTGCTGGAATAGCAGCTCCATAAATAAGACATTCTAATGTATCTTGTGGTGTACCACCAGCGGCTGTTACATCCTGTACTAAAGCTTTACAAGTTATTAAACCTGTAGCTTCATCAGAAATTAAAATTGTTTGACCAATTCTAACCGCTCCACTAGGAGCATCTGCACCAGTTAATGCACTTAAATCTAAAGTTACGTCTATATCATATGAACCTGCCGCAGCCGCAACTGTTGAATTTCTATATGCTATATGTAACCTATTTTGTTCTGACCAAATAACTTGATCTGATGTCATTGGCATCTCGGCGCCAACCATCCGTAAGAAAGATCCAATAGTTCGATTTCCATATCTTTCTACTTCTCTTTCGTAAAGCTCAGGTAAATATTGCTGAGCAAATGTCCCTCCACCAGCAGCTGAATCAAATGACATATAATTATCCATTAATGCCATTCTTTCCTGTGCGGGTTTTAAAGACGCGGGAAAACTCCCACCTACTACAAAACTCATAATTTTTAGGTTTTATTTTTATTTTTTATTTTTAGTTTAGAACTATCTACTCCACTTATTGCTTTTACTTTCCATCCATTTAACATTAATTCTCCAGTTGGTGTTGACCTAACTTCAGGATTAAAATTATTTGATTTTGCTGTTAAATCTTTAATTGCATCGGCTTTACCTTGCTCATAAAAATGTTCAGCAATAGTATCCACATTTTGTGCAGCGTAAATAGCTTTGTGATAACCTTTATAATCTGAAACACTACCTTTATTATCTAAGAACTTCCCGATAAAAGTATTAAGATTTGATTGATTTTCTCCAACTTTACTTGGACTTTTTACATCATACTTATATTTTCTTCCTGAAACATTAAAATCGAAACCTTCGAAATCTTCATTAAGATATTTATTAGTTTGTTGTACAAAATCGTCGTGTTGTTGATTTGCTATTTTTTGTTCTTTATTATAGCGGTTGAAAAAATCCATGGCTTTTTGTTGATCTTGATTTATGTTTGGTCTCAACTTGATCTCATCATAATATTTTGTTTTTAGATCTTCTAAAAACCCACGTGCTTTTGCAACTTCTTCTTTCATAGCTAGAGATTTTTGTTTTATCTCTCGCTCTTCTGCTAAATCACTCCATGCAAATTTATCTTCTAATAAAAATGTTCTTTCATCAGTATTTAAATGTGGTTTAGTTTTAGCATAATATTCTTGTAATAAAACTGCATCTGAAACAGTTGTATAATCAGCGTTAAGTCTCACATAGTCTTCTATGTTTCCTCCAGTTTCCTTCATAAAATTTACTAATTTATCTACTTTTTCTGGTAATTCATTAGTAATAGGATAATCTTCTTCAACTATATGATTATTTAAATCTACTGTTTCTTCTTCAGTAATCTCTTTAATAGGCGATTCGATGTTTTCGGGTTCTTTATTTTCCCCTTCTTCGCTGTGTGTTGATTCAGTTGATCGTACACTTCCGGCTTCGCCCACGCTAGATAGTTCTTTTGTTCCTCCGATTGGAATGGCATCTTCTTCTTTTTTATCTATTAATTTTACTTTAAACGTTTCATCATTTTCTCTTGTTAATGATGGTTTTTTAATCTTTAATTTAGCTGTTTCTTCTTTGTTTGACATAATATAATATAATAATTAATAATTATAACATTGGAGGATTATTTCCCTCTTGTAAATTGTTATTTTCAAAATCCATTGGTACTCCACCGCTTTGACGTTGATTTATCATCTCGCTTTGTTGAGTTGCTTGTATTTGAGTTCTTTTATCTTTTCTATCTTCAATAAATTGTTCTTTTTCTTGGTCTCTTCCTAATTTAGCTTTGGTTAATTGCATATCAAACTCAAATTGTTGTTGGGCTAATTGTTGTCTAATTTTTAAATCAGCTTCCATTCTTTGCATTTCCATTTGAGTTTTTGCTTGTTCAAATTGAATATTACTTTCAGTTAAAACTTGTTGTTTTTGCATTTCTGCTTGAATTGCTTCTTGAGCTTGTTTACTATTAGCTTGAGCTTGAGAATCAATCATTTTTTGTTGTTGTTCTTGGTCTGTAACTTGTTTAGCTAATCGTCGTTGTTTTAATATTTGGTTAGCAAGTTTTAAGTTAGTTACATCTCTAACCTCTATAGCATCTTCTAAATATATTTGCTGTTGTTGAAGAGCCATTTGAATATTTTGTTCTAACATTGCTCTTTCTTCTTCATCAGGTTCTAACTCTAAGAAAATACCAAAATCGTGAATATCTATCTTTTTTAATTCTTCTAAAGTTTCTACATTAAAAACTGAAATACTATTTTCTAATGCCGATTTAGTTAATGGATAATCTAAACTATCTCCTATACGTTTAGAAATATTTTCACATAAACGTAAAGTAATATATAAACTAGATTGTAATATATGTCGTGTTGCTACATTAGAGTTTGCAGCTGCTAATTTCTGTAGTCCAACTAAAGCGTATTTATCTGGTGTACTTCCATCTCTAGCTTCATTCAACCCGGTTACATCTCTTATCATTTGTAAATAATATTGATAAGTCTGTATTAAAGATGTAAGTTTAGCTTGACCATTAGAAGATTGCAATTCTTGAATAGGTACTTTTCCATGATTATATTCTCCATCTTGCGTCATTGATCTCCCTACGATACTACCAGTTTGGAAATACATGTTTAATGCTTCTGAAGGATTATAATT